TCGGCTGGTTGCCGGTCAGCATTGTCGTGTCGGCCGCATCCAACCCCGTCACGCCGTAGCGGAACGCGGCCTCGGAGCGGCTAATCACTTCGCGCACCACAACCCAATGCGGAGCCTGCGTAGCCGTTGCGTTCGGGCTGACTCGCACCTGCTCGACTCGCAGCGTCTGGCAGCCAATGTCGCCCAACGGCTTCTTCTCGCCCGGCTTAGACCCTAGCCGCTCGTCCCACGGGCCACGGTCGGAGTCCCAATACAGATGCCAGAAGCTGATGCCGTCCGTCTGCGCCCAGAACGCCGCTTCGCGAGACATGCGCTGCATCTGCAGCTGGTCGTGCTGGTACTCCAGCGCCAACTGCTGCGCCTGCGCCTTGCGGCGGTCGTCCGGGTCTTGCGTCGTCGGCGTAACCGAGAATCCGGGCCGCTGGTCAATCAGAATCTGCAAGCGTTGGTCGAGCGCCTTGTCAATCATGTTGTACACGACCCGCGCCGCATCACGCGGACGGGCCGGTTCCCGCCACGGCCCGAGGCCGTTCGCAGAAATCCACTGCTGCCCGGCCCGGAACAGGCGATTTCGCTCCACCAAGTGGAGGTGCATCTGCACCGCTTCGCGCCGGGACTCCCACAGACCACGAGTCCATGACGCCCATGCGTTCAGGTCTTTGGCCGTGTCCGGGTCCGCGCCCGGATAGTCCGCCCCATACAGCGCTCGCTGCAGCGCAGAGAAATCCTCCTCTGGCGTTGCGCCGGTGTCCTCCGGCGGGTTCGGCTCGACCTGCGCGTTGGGCGCAGCAGGGTCGTTGCTAAACCCTTCCATCGCTCGCTCGAAGGCGTCGCCCAGCAAAGCATCAGTGTATGGAATGGTCATAAGCAGGAGGCGTTAGTCGATGCGACCGACGCCGAACGCGCCGCGCACTTTGTTCCAGTCCTTCAGTTCTTCGTACCGCTCTCGCATCGCTCGCACAACTTCCTCCTGCGCCCACGATTCGCGCTCCTGCGACGCCACCGCAAGCAGGTCGTCCGGAACTTCAACTAGTTCGTTCGGGAAATCTTCATTCTCAATCGTTGGCGCAAAGAGGGCCACGGCCTGCAGCACGGTATGCAAGGCATACACGGCCACCGAGGCCCACAGCACATGCACGAAGAGCGTTATCATCACTGATACAGCGTGAAGCCGCGCAGCACCACCGTCGAACGGGTCGTTCCACCAACCGCTGGGCAGGTAATCGCCGCCGCCGAATCAATGCCACAGCGAATCGGAGCGCTCAGGTTGACCACCACCGGCGAGAACGCCGCTGCCGGAAGCTCTACCCGCTCCACCGTCGTCGCGCCATCAGTAATCGTGACGCTCACTGCCGCGCCCGGAGCTGCAGAGCACGATACGCTGTAGCCGGTGATGAAGTGGCGCTGTCCCGCCACGCCAGCCTTCGTCGCCGTCGCCGCTGCATTGGTATTCTGCGTGGCTACCTCAGCCCACTGCGTGATGTAACGACCAGAGTACTCAGCCATAAATCCTCAATCGGTTTGATTTCTACGAAACAGCGTGGTCAACAGGTCAACGACTGCTGGCGGAATATACGACGATACTAACGCCCCGGCTGCAGTCAAGGTGCCACTCAGCGCCTTGGGCACTCGCAGCGCCTGCGCGAGCGTTCCAGCCGCCGTTAACGTTCCTGCCAACGCCACCAACGTGTCCAGCACCGTCGTCAGCGCTCCACTCATCGTCAGCGTCCCGGCAAGTGCCACCGGTGTTTCGACCTCAAATGTCAGCGCCCCAGCCATCGTCAGGGTTCCGCTGACCGCCTGCGGCGTCGGCGGAGCGCCCTGCGACTGCAGGAGCAGGAGGAGCGACATACCTTACGCGACCCGCGCCCACCAGATACGGAACGGGTGCGCCGAGTCGCCGTCCGAGGCAATCCGCAGCTCCGCCACCGGCTCCTTCCGCGATTCCAGCGCCGTCTCCGCATCTGCCAGCGTCTCGTATGCCCCGAGGCAAATCTCACTCATGTCTACCCCTTATATCCATTCGAGCCAATGATTTCATACGCTGGCACGTCAAGAATATCGTCCGTGCGGAAGTCGTCGTTAAAGGTCACAAAACTTGCGCCCACAAGACCCTGCTGGAAGTTGTTGTAGTCGAAGTCGAATGTGCCCGCGCCCATCGTGCCGACGTTGATTACAGAGACCGTGAACTTGATTCGGTCGCCCGCGCTGAACGTCGTCGAGGTCGGCGTGATGCTGGCCGTTCGCACCGCTGACGTGGTACCGGCCTCGGCACCAATCACACGCCGCGTAATCATCGTGGACTGCACCGTCCCGGAGTTGTTCGTCCGGTCTACTTGCAACGCGATACCAGCGTTTACTGTGTTGGCCGACTCGCGGCACCACAGCGAGACATTCGTCAGCAGCGAGATTGTCACCCCTGCCGTGAGCGGCTCGCTGTACCACGTCAACACCTGTCCGCCGGCCGTGGCCGTGATTTGAATGTTTGTCCCGCCCGATGTCGTGGTGGTCGTCGCCGTGGTGCGCGGACGGCCAATGCGCTGCGACATCGCACGGTCGCCAGCCCCGCCCAGCGTCGAGCCCAAATTACGAAAATACAGCGTGGTAGCCACTTAGATTTCGTAGCCCCAGACGCTGACCGTCACGGACTGCGCGTTCGTCGTGGTCAGGCGCAGGACGTAGTTCTGCGACCCACGCACCGGCGTCGGGAACGTGACAAACACGCCCGGCTTGTTGGTGTTGCTTGGCGCAAACTCGCCGTCGAACAGCGCGAAGTCCGTGCCACGATTGTACGTTGTATCGCCCGACGCGCCGAACCACACGACGCAGGTGCCCGCCGTCGTGCCGTAGCTCTGAATCTGCAGCGCCGTGATGACCACGGAGAAGTTGCTGGCCGGGGTCCACAGCGCGGTGCCGGTCTGCGCCGACGTGAACGTCGCGCAGTCGTTGACCGTGGCATGCGCCCGTACCCGGTCCCATGTGGACCCATTCCACTGGAAGTGTCGGGCCTGCGTGTGCAACGTGTTGACGGCGTTCGACTCGGCGTCCGTCGAGCTGGTGTCCACGGAGATGGCGTCACTGCCGTTGCCAATCGTGACCACCGCGTTCGTGATGTTGGCATCGGTCTTCAGGTTCGCCGCCGTGCTCTGCACGACCGTGAAGCTGCCCGTGCCTGCGTTGGCCGTCACCGTGCCTTCGACCGTCGCGTTCAGGTTGGCGGCCGTGGCCTGCACCACGGTCACGTTCCCCGACACGCGGGTCACATCCACATCCAGCCCGTTCGTGTTGTCGCCCGGCAGGTCCACCACCGTCTTGGACCCCTCGCTGCCCGACACGACCACCGGCCGCATCAGCTGCACGAGCGACGTGTCACCCGAGTAGGTCACCTCATCGCTGGCGACGAGGGCGCCCGACCCCGGCGTGTACCCAATGTTATCGGCCATTAGGTGCCCGTGCTCACGGTGAGCGTGTAGGTGAACTCAATCTGCGAGCCGTTGACCACGTTGATGGCCGTGAAGACCGAGCGGTCCAGCAGCACCCCGGAGGTCGAGGCGCTGAAGATGCCGTGCTCGGTGATGGCCTGCGACGTGGTGTAGCTAATCGTGCCCACGGTCTTGTACTGAACCGACGTGCCCTCGGACTGCGTCCCGGTTACGCGAGCCGGACCCGCAGGCGTCTGCAATCCGGTATCGCCAGCCGACTCGGCGTTGGTCCCCGTGCCAGAGTCGTGGTAGTTCATCGCCTCCAGCTCGACCAGATTCTGGAAGGCATCGACGATGAACCCCGCGCCGACGGTCGTGATGACCCGCCGCGAGGCCACGCCCAAGTCCACCCAGTCCGCGTCGGGGTGCTTGACCCGCGCCCGCAGCTCGGCGTTGAACCCAATCTTGGCCAGCCGCTTGGCCTCTTCCTGCCAGCCCCGGAGGCGGTGCGACAGATTCTTCAGCTGCCACCAGCGCCGATTCACAGCGTGGCCCAGCACTTCCGTGCCTTTTCCAGTACGTTCTCCGTCGCTGCTGCCGTCGTCGGCCCAACGGCCGACAGCGAGGCGTCTGGACGAACCAGCATCATCTGCACTTCGCCGGTCGGGAACACCGACCGCTCGTAGCGGCAGTTATACAGCACACACGCCGCGTCGAGCGCACTCGGCGGCGGCACCTCGCGGTGCTTGGGCGGTGCCTTGAGCCGGTTCACCGCCTGCAACACCACGTCACGGATGCGAGTTAGCAATCCCATGCTCGAAGACTCTTGTTAATGCGCGAATCCGGGTCGTTCGCCGTCTTTGCGCTGGTGAGTTTGGCTTTCATGCCCTTCATGCGACGGCAAAACGCAATACGCCGCTTAGCCGACTTGGGCGAACGCGCTGCTTCCGCTCGCTTGACGGGCGGTTTGATGTTGTGCCCTGCAGCCCGCAGGCTAGCCCGACCCTTTTCGTTCAGGCCGCCCTCGGGGTTCTTCCCCTCGGCTCGCTGCCACGCCGGGGACTTCGCCACTTACTTGTACCGACGCGGAGCGGCCGGGCCACGACCCATCGGGGCCGGAGCCGGAGCCTTCACGGCCGGACGCGCCCCACCCATAGGGCGGGCAGGCTGCGGCGGAGGAGCCGACTTGACCATCGGACGCGCCCCGCCCATTGGGCGAGCCTGCATCGGCGGAGCCACTGGCTTAGCCGCCGGACGCATGCCGCCCATCGGCTGACCCATCGGACGACCCTGCGCCATCGGCGGCATCGCCCGTCCGGGCATCGCGCCCTGCTGCAGGATGGGCTGCGGCGAGGCCGGGGCCTTGCTGTACGCAATATTTCCGCCACCCTGCATTGGAACGCCCTGCCCAACGCCCTGCGGCTGCTGCTTGAGGACCGGCATCGTTGACGGGTCCAAGCGAGTAAAGCTCAGTTGCTGTGGGGCAGACGCCTGCTGAGCCTGCATCTGCACCATTCGCTGCGCCTGACCGAGCGCCCCTTCGCCGCCGTAGGCCACGGCAATCGGGTCAACGCCACTGCCAAGCGCCTGCGCCTGCTCGAACACACGACGCTGCGCGTCGTTCATCCCACGCATTTTATCCTGACGGAACGCATCATACTTGGCCTGCTCCTGCACGGCAAGATTCTGCATTTCTGGCGAGGGCGGCGTCATCCCGCGAAGCCCCTGCTGGGCCTGCAGCATCCGCTGCCGCAGCTCCTCAGGGCTGGCCTGCGTCCCGATGCTCTGACCCGGCGAAAACATCTGCCGAAGATTCGAAGGCAACATGATGCTGGTCATTCCTCATCCTCCATCTCGGCGTCTTCCTTGTACGCCTCTTCCTCCACCTCTTCCATCTCGTCCTCGTCCTCCAGCAGGGCGAGTTCAGCCTTGAGGGAGGCGATTTTAGCCTGCAGTCGCGCAATCCGCTCGGCCTTGGAGGTCGTCATCGTCGGCGCGTCCTCCTCTTCGGCCTCCGGCTTGGCCTTCGGCGCGGACTTGGGCGCTCCAATCGCAATCATGACCGCCATACCGGGCTTCCGCTTCATCATCGGCTTGCGCCCCTCCATCTTCCGGGCGACCGCCTCCATCCCACGCAGCTTCTCTGGCATTACCAGCCCTCCAAGGGCAGTTGTTTCGCAAAGTTTCCGGTTGTGACCCCAAGGCGCACCAGTTCGTCCGGTGCCATCACCGCCGTCGGGTCATCCCCAGCCGACCGTGGCAGCGGCATCGCCTCTGGCACCACCCCTTGCACCCTATCCCAGCCGTATAACGCCAACCCGAGCGCCATCACCCCGTCGTCATGCAGTCCCTTGGGGGCTTCGTAGCGTACACCGGTCGCCGTGTAGGTGAACTCGAACGCTTCCAGCTCCGATACCAGCCATCCGTCGGGGATATGCAGCTCATTCCCCTGAAAACTCGCAATCAGGCGCTGCATCAGCCGCAGTTTGCTGGGTTGGGTGAACACATGCGGGGTCACCACGACCCCCATCCCCTGCAAATCTGCGACAATCGCGTCGCCAACGCCCGTGGCGTCCGCCACCACCGGCGTAGACCCCACTAACGCCGCGATTTTGCTCTTCGTCGCAGCCCACGGTAGCTGCCAGCGCTCTAAAACCGCTACTTTGCGCCACGCATCCAGCCCAATCACGACGGTAAAGTCCGCCGAACGGGCCAAATCGACCCCGTAGACGACGGCAGGCTGGTCCGACAGGGTGCCCACCGACTTGCGAATCGCCTCCAACCCGAACGGGTTGGCCCCATCGTCGGTCGGGATACCCTCAAACTCCTGCTGGAAGACCTCGGGCGGCAACTCGCGTCGCGCTGCCTCGACTTCCTCCGCCGGGATGTACGGGTTGTCCAGTGTACTGGCCCGAAAGCTGGCCCAATCCGGGTCATCGCCCCGCTCGCCCCGCGCAAACAGCACCACAAACCCGTGCCGACGCCCCTTGGGCGTCCCCAGAATCAGCGCTCGACCCGACAGGTCCACCAGCGTCGGGCGAATGGCGGCCTGAAAAATCTCCAACAGGTCGCGCACAATGCCCGCTTCGTCAATCACGGCGCGGGCGTACTTACGACCACGGGCCGGGTCCGGGCTGTCCAGCGTCCAGACCTCAATCACGCCCCCCGTGACAAGTTCCAGTCGCTTGTCTTGCTCGCTTACACGAGAGGTAATCGGCTGCAAACGCTCCAGCAGTTCGCGCCACGCCTCCAGCGCCAGCTTGTAGCTGGGGGCGAACCACGCCACCGGCTCTCCCGCAATCGCCCCGTCGCACAGCCACCGAATCCCTAGCGCCGACTTCCCGTAGCGGCGTCCGCACATGACCACTCGGAACCGGGCGGGATGTTCCGCGACCCGTTTCTGGCCCGGATGCAGCTTGTGCAGCCGGACGCTGACCTCGGATGGCTTGGACTTGGACGCGGCCACGAGTCTCCTGCTATGTGAGTGCGGCTCAGGTCGTTCTGCGCTGGGCCAGCTGAATCCGCTTGGCAGCGGCTCGGTTGCTGGAGGAGGCTATCCGAATCCCCCCTGACAACGCAGCCCTCAATGACCGCACAATGCTTGACATGCTAGCGCGTACTTCTGCGAGTGTATGTGTAGCACCAAAACCCAACTTGCGCAAGAGGGAAATATTTGCGCCAAAGTACTTTACATCTAGTACTCTGCTACTAGTCCCTTTATATACTAGTAACTAGTAACAGAGTAACGTTACTCCTTGCTAACTACTTTTTGCGCAAACGGCGTTTTTTCGGGTTTTAGGGCGCAAAAAAGGGGAGGGCTACCCCAGCCCCTCCCCGACCCCGTTCGGGCTTCCTGCGCCGTTTTAGAGCAAATCAGCGGGTAGTTCCGTGCCTGCCTGCAGCACACCCGCCACCGCGCTGGCTTTCAGCGCCTGCACGTTCTTCACGGGGCGCTCCTCCTCAATCACCTTGACTTGCAGCGTCTGCTGCCCCTGATGCTCGACCGTCTGGCGCTCCCCGTAGTCTGCCGGAGCGCTCTTCGCCGCCGCCCACTTCAGCGTTTCGACCAGCAGTCGGTCGGCGGCGCTCGCCGCATTGGTCGTATTCCGCGCCACGAGCACCGCCTCCTCCGCAAACGCTGCGCCCAACAAGGGACGCATGCGCTGGTACCGGGTGTACGCCGCCTCGTCCTCCCCGAGCCACTTGCGCACCGTACCGGGGCGGAGGCCGAGTTCCCGCGCTACGTCCGCGACGGTCTTCCCGTTGGCCATCCCGTCAAACACCGCCTCGAATACCGCGCTGCGCGGCATCTCCGTGTCCTGCTTTTTCTTGGCTGGCATGCTAGACATGCTACGCTTGACTTGTACCACTCGCAACTGGCCGTGACGGGGTGGTATATCCGCTGCGAGCGGCACGCGGGCGCATACCCCCCTCCCTCGCCGCGTCACGCGCCGTGCGCACGGTGCGCGTTCCATCCCCTCGCAGCTTGCCACCGCTGCGAGCTGCGAAAGCGCCGTAAGTCGCTGCGGCGTCGTGACTTGCGCCCTCGCAGCGTCGCAGGGCCGCTGCGCCGTATGAGACGCGCACGGGCGAGGGCCACGCGGCCCGAACCGCGCCACCACATCAACCGCCGCGCCCCCTCGCTTTCGTCGCACGTCGTCGCATGCTAAGTCGCTGATATTCAACAACTTGCGCTGACGTTGTACATGTCAATGCATGCGTGTATCTTTCTGACGTGCCGCCACTTCGGCGTCACGTTCACCTATTGCCCCACTGGGGCAGGAGAGTCAGCATGTCCAAGAGCACCAAGAGCACCAAGAGCAGCAAGCAGGGCGGCCGTGTCATCATCGAGATGTCGGAGCACCAGTGGGCGCAGATGTGCGAAGCGCTCTGGCATGCGCGATGCTTGGCGCTCTACGCGGTCGAAGAGGGAATGGACGAGTCGGAGCGGTTCTATCCGAGCATGACGGCGAAGCGGCGCGTGAAGCATGCGTGGACCACCCTCAAGGCGGTCTACGCCGCAGAGAAGACCGCCGACACGTCCGCGCTCTGGAAGGGGTGCCGCAAGCGTCCCAGCCGCTCGTGAAGCGCCCCGCAGTGTCTCGCAGTCTCGCAGTGCCAGCAGTACCCAACCCACGGGGTCGCGATGCGACCCCACAACGCCCCACAGGGGCAGGAGAGTAGCACAATGTCCAGCACCAAGAGCAGCACCCCGTTCCGCGTCGGCCAGCGCATCCGGACCACCAGCAGCGCCCCGACGTTCGCAGTCACGCCGTGCGACGCGGACGGCACCCCGCAGGAGCACGAGGGAACGTCCAGCATCAAGGCGAACGGCTGCTACGCCGACGTGCTCGTCGCAGGAGGTAACACGGTCGACGTGATTCTGTACGTCCCCCGCGACGGGAAGCTGGAGCGGTTCCTCGCTCGGTACTGCGACCCCAAGCGCTTCGAGTCGGTGCGTGGGAAGCCGATGCTGCCGGGCATCGACGACCGACGCCGGGGCAGCAGCGAGGCGACGACGGCAGCCCCTCGCAGTGCGAAGACTGCAAGCGACCCCGATGTCGACGCGCTGCTGGGGTCGCTGCGCGACGCGCTGACGGCGAAGACGGGCGGCATCGACGAGGACGCCGTGCGGTCGCTCGTCGACGGCATGCTCGACCCGCTGCGCAACGGCATCACCGACGCCGTCGAAGCCGCCGACGCCATCGACGAGCGGCTCTCGTCGCGATGCGACTCGCTGGGGTCGAATATCTCGGACTTGCGGGGACGGCTGGAGGCGGTGTCGCATGCCTTGCACACGGCGACCCCGGCAACCCGTGCGAGGGTGCGAGTCGCACTGGCCGCAGGAAGCGACCCGAACCCCATCGTCGAGGCACTGGGCAAGTTCTACACGCCGGGCGAAGAGGCCCCCGCGAACGTGCTGCTCTGCTCGCCGCCGTCGCTGGGCAAGTCGTACGGGGTGCGCACGTTCGCCGCAGCGTACGACGCCTATCTGGAGCACGGCTGTAGCGATGACATGGACGAAATCGCGACGCTGCTGGGCTCCCCGATGCCCGACGGGAAGGGCGGCTTTATCACCGTCGACGGCGTCCTGACACAAGCCGTTCGCACGGCGTCGCAGGGGAAGAACGTGCTGCTGCTGCTCGACGAGGTGCTGCGACTGGCACCGCGAGCGCAGGAGTGGCTGCTCTCGTTCCTGACGGGCGTGAAGCGGCCCGACGGGACGCGCTGCTACCGACTGCGTACCCGGCGCGTCGACGCCGACGGGGCACTGGAAGTGCTGGAGTGCGACGCCGCTCGACTGCACCTCGTCGGCGCGACGAATCTCGGCATGTTGCAGCCCGTCGAGGCGTTCTGGTCACGCTGGGAAACGGTGCGGCTCGACTTCACTCCGGCTACGGTGCAAGCGGTCGCAGCGGCCATCCTCGCAGCGCACGGCATCCCCGACAGCGGCGACGTGCTGGCCAAGGCGTGGGCGCAGATTGTCACCGAGTCTCGCAGTGCCGTCGCAGAGGGGAAGCTGCGATTCCCGGTCGACATGCGCATGCTGGAGCGTGCCGCGCAGTTCGCAGAGACGCCGTCGGTCGCAGCCGTCGGGAAGTGGGCAGCCGACCGCCTCGCAGATAACACGGCGCACTGGAACGCTGACTTGGGCGACACCGACCCGCAGTCGGTCGCCGTGTGCGACGGCTGGACTTCGATGCTTCGCAGCCTCTGATTCTCACTCACTCACACCGACAGGAGCAACGCAACATGTCCACGAGCACGAGCACCACGAGCAGCACGAGCAGCACGGCACCACGAGCGAAGACGCCCGACTGGCGGACGGTATTCAACATGGCGCGGAAGCCGGGCGGCCAGCTGCTCGACTTGGCGACACGCACCGGGGAGCGGGTCAAGTTCCAGAACGTGCCGTGCGGTGGCACGGCGTCGTGGCGCTGGGATGCGACGAGCCGCAAGCGGGGACACAAGCCCGGCGAGCACGTCGTGAACCTCGACCCGATGTTCACACTGACTCTCGACCGGGTGCCGAAGCCGTCACGCAAGCGGCGGCTGGCGTACGGCACGGCGCTGCTGCGGCACGAGAAGTGGCACGGCCTCGTGACGGCGCGCGACCTCGACGAGTTGGCGAAGGAAGCCGACAAGCTGGGGGTGCCGTTCTCGCTGCTGAACCTCTGCGAAGACTTGCGAATCGAGCACAAGGCACGGGTCGCAGAGGGCGACTGCTTCATGTGGTGCGAGTACAATCTGCACCCGCTGCGCATCGCCTCGTCGCGCAGCGAGCCGCTCGCATGGCTGGCAGCGTATATCCGCGCCGAGTGCAGCACCCGCTCCGATGGCACCAGACTCATCGACGGGTACTGGAACGGCGAGCCCATGACGGCGCGAGTGCGCAGCGGTGTCAGTGAGGCGAGCAAGCCGACCGAGGACGTGCTGCGCACGTTCGCGCAGGAGTTCGCCAACGCTGGCACGACGTGGGACGTGCTGCGACTGGCGAAGGATTGGATGGACACGTTCCCGACGGCGAAGCAGAATCCGCAGGACGTGCCCGGCATGCCGTCGCGGTACGGCGCAGGGTACACGCCCTCCAACAAGGGCACCGGGTCGACGGGGACGCCGATGGACTACGACGGCAAGCCGTTCGACACGGTCGACCCGTCGAAGCTGCCGCCCGTCGAGCAGCGACGGCTGGAGTTCTTCCTCGACCGCAGCCTCGACACGCTGCGACTGTCGGACGACGAGTTCGCACGTCGCGCCGGGCACAAGCTGCCGGACATGTCGCAGAGTCGTGGCATCGCTCGACGGCTGGCGCAGATGCTCGGCAGCGTCGACTCGGCACGGGTGCGCACGGCGACCAGCGGCAGCCGGGTGCATGTGCGAGGCGTCATGACGGGCGACCCGTCCAGCTTCCGGCAAGCCGAGCAGCGCGGCGGCAAGCGGCGCGTGGTCGCCGTCTTCGACCAGTCGGGCAGCATGCAGGGTGACTGGCGGCGGCACGGCGCAGCGTTCGCAGCCGCGCTGCTGCTACTGCATCGGCAGGGGGTGCTCGACGTGCAGCTGATTCTCACGGGCGGTCGCAGCCACTGCGTGGTGCCGCCGACGCTGAACCCGTCGCTGCTGGGGCGGTTCCCGTGCCAGATGGGCTGCGAGTCGGTCGATGCGACGCTGGGCGCACACAAGGCCGCGCTGCAAGCGGCTGACACGGTGCTCATCTACACCGACGGCAACCTCACCGACGGCGACGTGGATGCGGGGCGGTGGCGTTCGCTGGGCGTCGACTTGGTCGGCTGCGCGGTCGGCAATCGGCACACGCACGACTCCCTCGTGCGGCACTTCTCGCGGGGCATCACGGCCGACACCGGGGCGCAGCTGGCCACCCGCATCGTGCAGTACATCGCGACCCGCAAGTAACCCACTCACACACAGGAGACTGCGAACATGCAAGCCATGCCAGAACGCTGCGCCTACTGCGGCGCACCCGCGACCACACTGCGCCGCGAACACTACGAGGCGCAGGGAGGTGGCATCGTGTGCGAAGCGAACGCCGTGTGCGAATCGTGCGCGGCAGCCGAGCGGGTGCGCGACGCGAAGCTGGAGTTGCTGGGACTGCTGAAGTAACCCTCACACCTACAGACAGGAGACTGCGAACATGACACCGAAGCACACCGCCGACCAGCTGCGTCGCAAGTACGGCGCAGCCCTCGCGAAGCAGAAAGCCGGGCACCGACTGCGACTGGCCGACGCCCGGCTCGACTTGGCTCGCATGCACCCGACGCGCCCCGTGTGGGAGGAGTTCGGCGCGTGGACCCGCATCGTGTACTGGCGCAGCGTGTACGCCGCGCTGCTGCGAGAGGAGGGCGTCGCATGAAGAGTTACGACGTGCATTTCAATGGACCCGGCGGCCGTCGCTGGGTGGCGTGTGTTCGTGCGAAGGGATGGCAGCAAGCCTATGCGTGGGCGGTCCAGTCGTGGCCACTCGCGCCCGTCGGGTCGCTGGAGGTGGGCGCAGCGACCCCGGCGCATGCACGACGGCGTCCGGGGTTCTCGCAGGAGGGCGTCGCACTGCGAGCCGCCATGCTGGCGCAGTCCCCGGAAGCACGGGCGAAGCGCGACGCGACACGCGCTGCGCATCGCGAAGCGGTCAGCCAGCGGACGCCGGGGCAGCAGAAGTGGTGGGATAATAAGCGCCGACGTGAGCAGGGCGCAAAAGGCAACGGCCCTCAGGGCGAACCATGAGAGCCGTGCCGTGGGACAGGAGGGTAGCGGGGCATGTCCAGTGCCGACGCTCCCGGAAAGCTACTCGTCCGGGGGCGGCGTGTCAAGCCGGAAGCTACTCACTACCGGCTTCGCCGGGGGCTTCGGTCGGTGGACGAAGAGCGCCAGCCGGAGCCGCTTCGCTTGCCGGGCGGCGCGGGTTAGCACGTTGCGAGCGAGGCGCGGCGAAAGCGCCCCGCTCTTGGCGTCGGCGGGTGGACTGCCCTGCACCTTCGCCAGCGGGTTCGACGGGGGCTGCGGCCCCTCCGCGAACACGCCCCGGACGTTGTAATCCGGTGGCAGGTGCGGGCCGAAGCTGTCCGGGTCGTCCCACTGCGGGCGTCGCATGCCTCGCAGTATGCGACGGACTGCGAGGGCTGTCAACCTGCGACCATGCGACCAGCAGGGGAAGTGCGTCCGCGAAGCGCATCAGAACCAGCGCCTCGCCGTGGTCCTCCCGTGCTACGACCACCGGGATGTCGCCGTCTCGGTCGCAGGCAGCGGTCGCCTGCGCGAGCCACGCCTGCACTGTTCCCAGCCGCTTGCGTCGCTTGCACTCAATGCGCAAGCGACCCAGCGTGATGTCGTCGCCGCCGTCCCGTGCCTGCCCGATGTTGCGCTTCGCGCCCAGCTGCTGCGCGATGTCGCGCTCGAACGTCGCCCCCTTCACCCGCTGGCTGCGTCCCATATCAAATCCTCCCGCTGCGAGTCAGTCGCCCGTGAATCTTTTCCTGCTCGTCAATCGTGGGGGTGCGGGGCAGCAAGCGCAAGGTGCGATAGTCCCAGCGAATCGGGATGTCGGCCAGCGACCCGTGCCGGTTCTTGTCCATGATGAGCCACGAATCCGCTTGCAATCCGTTGCGCACCATGCGGGAGTGGTCGAGCAGCAGCACTTGATGGCTGTCGTTTTCGATGGCGCTGCCGCCCATCAGGCCTTGCGAAACGGGACGCTCCGAGCGAGCGGCCGAAGTCTGGCGGTTGAACTGCGAGAGGCCGATGAGCGTGACGTTCAGCGACTGCGCCGTGTCGCGCAGCGTGTGCGCCACCAACTCCATGCGGTCGTGGATGCTGTGCGTGTTCGCCGTCCACGCCAGCTGCAAGTAGTCGACGATGAAGTACCGGGAGCCATGCACCTCGGCGTGATACTTGATGAGCGCCGTGACATCAGCCAAGCGCGAAAGCGGTCGGCGGTTGACCAGCACATGCCCACCCGTGCGCTCGCGCACCGCGTCCAGCGACTCCGCAGCCTTCGCATAGCTGGCTTGCGAGAAGTGTGCGCCCTGCTCCAGCTCGACCACGGGCACGTCGCTGACGATAGACAGCAAGCGCGTCGCCAACTCCGAGCGCCCCATCTCCAGCGACACGAACGTCACGACCTCGCCGTGCTGGATAGCAGAGGCGGCAAGGTTCAGTGCGAAGAGCGACTTGCCGCTGCCCGTGTTCGCCCCGACCGTAATGAACCAGCCTCGCGCAATCCCGATGCCGCCGCCCCCGCCGTGGCAGAGCGTGTTCCACCCCGGCAGCGGGGTCGGCACGGCGTCAATCGGGGCCAGCTTCTCATCCAGAATCTGCGAGAGGGTCGTGCCCGTGATGCTATCGAACTGCATCGCCGGAGCCTCCGCCCCGATAGGCGTCGCCCGGTCACGCAGCGCTTGCCAAATCGCAGCGAACTCGTCGTCGTCTGGCACCCGCTGGTGCAAGTCGCACAAATCTTTGACGATGCTGCCCTCATACTCGACCTCGCGAATCACCCGCGCCTTCGCGATGTCCTTTGCCACGGCAGCCACCAGCGTCGCCCCGCCCTCGTCCGGCTCCTGCCACACGAACACGTCGCGGTCGCGCAGCAGTGCCGCATACTCGGTGCGCCACTGCGACGCGCCCGGCAAGCCGACCACGCACATGCCGCGCTGCCACCCCGCGTGACAGTCGGACTCGCCCTCGACGATGAGCACGGGGGCCGTGCGCGAGGAAGCGGCCAGCACGTCCTGCCCATAGAGCGGTGTCCCCACCCCGTCCGTATCCCAGAACGTGCCCGTGCGGGTGCGCAGCTTCGTGCGAATCGTGCCACCCTCGGCGTTGCGATACGGGATAGCGAGGATGGGGTCGCCGTACTTGCCTACTCGCTCGACCACCCCGGCCGCGTCGAGCGTCGACCGCAGCAGGTCTTTGCGCTCGCCGTACTCGGCCAGCGTCAGCCCCTTGCTGCGGTCGTCGGGCAGCGTCACGCCCAACTCGTCGCCCAACGTGCGCAGTGGCTCCGTAAACCCACACGCACTGCATCCCCACGCATGCTCGCCCAGCCACGCGCTGGCCGTGCTATCGCTGTGTCTCGGGCAGCGAAACGCGATGCTCTTCCCGCTCTTCTTCGCTGCGTAGCTGCCGCGCAGCAGCGCCGTCGCCAGTACTCCCCTCGTGTCCATCTGTTGCATCGGTTCCGTCTCCTCTCCCGGTGAATATGATGTCCCATCTGGCAGCGAACGTCGCGGCATTTACCGCGAGCGGTCGTTGGACACTGCCCTTACCGTTAGCCATTTGGAAAACTCTGCATAGGTTCGAGGTGGCCGGGCACAACCCACTCCACCTCATGTTCTTGCAACTCGACCGCGCTTTGCCAGCCCATCAACTTCACCGTCGCATACTCCACGTTCGCAAAGACGTAGAACATCGGGCACTTGCCGGGGCGCGGGTCCACCTTCCACCGATACCCGCGACTGGACTTCACGTCGATGTCGTAGGCACCAACCTTCGCATCGTACGACCCGGTGCGCAAGTGGATGGAAAGGTCCGGCCACACGTTTGCATACTTCGCAAAGGCCAGCTCCCCGTAAATCCCAACTAGCTCGGTGGTCATCGGGTCTTGCGGCCCCGCCTTGAGATTGACGATGTGCGCCGTGCGATTGACTGCCTGTCGCAGACTGGCAATCACGCTAGCCACGGCCGTCTCGCCCGGCGACAGCTGAATCTCGGTGCTCATTCCTCGCAACTCCACACGCGGGTCTGCCGCTTGATGGGCGGGATGCTCCCAGCTGGCGCGGTGAAGCTGCGCTCGGTCACCAGCACCATGTCCTGCGGCACACAAGTGAAACCGCCGTCCTCCAGCGCCACAATCCAGTGATGCTTATGCTGCGCGGGTTCCAGCGAGTAGCCGTCGCGGACGTGGTCGAGCAGGAACCAGAGGGTGCCGATGTCGCGGACGTGCTTGTGGTCCTCGGTCAGCACCCGGCAGTCCAGCCCGGACAAAAACTCTGGCTCGTGCGCCTCCAGCGACCAGCCATAGGCGTCCCACTGCTGCGCCTCGAAGTACCTGATGAGGTGCGTCGCATCGGCCTTGTGCCGCAGGCAGTGGAGCGGGAGGTCCACCACCATCGCGCCAGATTCCAGCAGGATGTGGCATCCGAACATCCGGCCCGGCGTCGCACTCATCCCCCACCACACCGCCGGGATTGTCTTGTCCTTCGCGCCATCCCGATGCACCGCTGCTTCGATGACATGAACGTAGCGGTGCCGGGGCAAGTCGATGTTATGCACTCTTCGCATCCTCCTCGTCCTCTTCCCACTCGACATCGTCTTCCTCGTCGCGCTCGTCGATGTCGTCCTCGGCCCACTCCTCCACGTCCTCGTCGGACAGCGGACACGTCCAGCGGTGCGGGTCAATCGGCCGCGCCCCGCAGAAGGGGCAGCGCTCCGACCCGTTGAGGGGAGTGTCGTTCTCACGCGCTGGCATGTGCGTCCTCCACGATAAGGGGGTGCAGGGTGGCAGCGAACGCCTCGCCCAATGCGATGTGCGCTCGCACAATCGCTCGCTGCTGATGCAGCTGGGCCAAGCGCTCGGTGACGGCGCGAATCTCCCGGTCCAACTCCTCGACCGTGCCGCGCCCGTGCTCGTGCAACATCAAGGGAATGTTCATGCTAGACATGTGCTGGCTCCTGTGCGGCGCTGGCCGCGAGTCGGTCAAACTCTGCGATGTCCTGTCCGGACTTCACCCACTCCTCTCTCGTGCGACCGTAGACGCGCACGACATCGTACTGCAACCAGTGCTCCTCCTCCCCGAAGAACCGCGCCATCGTGCGCACGAAGCGCGTCCCGACCCAACCCTCGTGTTCGAGGAAGCGCCGATACCCACGGATGGCGTTCGCCAAGCGCCGGGGGTCCACGTCCTTGCGCAGCAGGGCGACGATGGCCCGTTCGGCGGGGATGTACGGCTGCTCCCCGTCCCGTGTGGGATACAGCGCCCAGAGTTCCTTGACTAGCTGGCGCTCTTCCGGTGTTGCCTTCGCCGTCTTCGTTGATGGGGTCGTTCTCTGGGGTCGTTTGGGTGTCACGGGTGACACCTCCGGGGTGTCATCGGTGGCACCCCCCGGTGTCGCGGGTGACACCCCCTGCAGGACCACCTCGTACAGGTTGGTCTTGCCGGTGCGCCGAGCGATGCGGATATACCCGCGCTCGGACAGGGCCGACAGCGCCCGGTGAACGGTGCTTTCCGACACCCCGGCCTCGGTGCAGAGGGTGGCCACGCTCGTCCACGCATTACCCCCTGCCGCATCGGTGTGCATGCCGATGGCGCAGAGCACTCGCAGGTGCGCATGGTCGAGGGCCGTGTCGAGCACGGCAGCAGACGGCACAATGGACAAGTTCGGCATGCTACCTCCGGTGGCGGCTGTGACTACCCGTGTTCCCGCCACGCGGACGCATCGTCACGCCCATGCGCACCAGAATCTGATGCACACACTGGAAGGTCACGTTCATCGCCGCCGCGATATCGCGCAGCTTCATGCCGCTCTCGTACATCTTCTTCATCTGCTCGCGGCGAATCGCCTGTACGCCGCGCTTACTCGGTGGCCGGGGCATCGGCAAGCTCCTTGTCTTGGCGGGCCAGTGTCTGCTGCATCGCCTGCCACTGCGGGCAGAACGCACTGACTTCGCAGTAGTCTTCGCAGCGCCGGAACTCTCCGAGCCGCTCGTCCACGAGGTAGCCGCGCTCCTTCGCCTCCTGAATCAGAGCGCTCACCACCGCTGGGTCGGTGTCCTCGACCACGCGCAGCGCTCGCTTGCCGCCCGGCTTGACCAGCGCGTACTTGGTGCCCGTGTACCAGCGCTCCTCGTCCGTACACGTCACGCCCGTGCCAGCCCGAGCCGCCTTGTGCAGGGCGATGCGCTCGCGAATGTACTCGTACGTTTCGTCGAGCGGCCACACGGGTACGTCAATCATCTGCACTTCCTGCTGCGGATAACTCGGCTCGCGCCGCGCCTTGTTGCGCGACCAGTCCCGAAAGATGGCGCAAATCTGCAGCCGCTCGACCTCGTGCCCGTGCTGCGCCAGCAGCCAGCGCAGGATGTTCAGCTGGCGAATCCACGCATCGTCGCCCTTGGCCTTGTAAGTCTTGCAGTACTTGTAGTCCTGCAGGGTCTTCGTGCCCAAGTGCAAGCGGTCGAACTGCCCCGACAGCACCCAGCCGTCGACGGTGGCAAACAGCCGCTGCTCGACCAGCTCGTTCGTCTCGGCGCGTTCGAGGATGTGGTGCAGCGCCTGTCCTGTCAGCGCCCACATGCGCTCCGACGCATCGACCGTGATGGCGGCGTCGTGCTTCCGACGCAGCGTCCTCACCTGCGGCGAGTCGATAAGCGCCGTGACGCTGATGTCGCTGGCCCCGGCGTTGTACGGGTCGTTGGTGACGGCGCGAACCAGCGCGTCCGGCAGCCCGTGTTTGTTGGTGATTATCGGCATGACGTGGATGCCTCCCGCATCCGTTGCAGCATTAGACGTTGGTGATACTTCTCCCATCTCACGCGCACCGCGTGTTGCGCAATCTCCTTTCGGCGCTCCGGGGACAGCGCCTTCGCCCGTGCCAGTCCGCGAATCCGTCCGATGGTCTTGCCGTCCATCGGCGGTCGTCCGTTCCGTTCACGCTCGCGTATCTCGCGCAGCCGCGCCGCTTGCTTGGCGCGGTAGGCGTCGCGGTCTTTGTTGATATACTTGAGGGAGTAGCCGCGCCGAGCAACCGCCTTGCACGGACCACAATACTTGGCGCGACCACGCTCTCCCTCGACCTTGTTCGGGCACAGTGCGCACAGCCCGGCCCGTTGCCGGGCGCAGCCGGGACATCCGGCCATGCGCCCAAGTGCGTCGAATCGAATCTCGTACCGCACTCCGCATCGGCGTCGCTCGCACCGTACCGACGCCATTACTTCGACGCCTGAATGAACAGGGTGGCTGCCGCGCTCACGATGGTCGAGCCATCGTACTGCACCCCGGCATCGTCGAGCTTCGCCACGACGTGCTTCATCGCAATCGCAAGGCACTGCGCGTACAGCGCGTCCAAGTCTTCGATGCTGCGGCGCGGCGCGAAGGACGCCGTGCTGGCGGTGGCGGTCGCGGCCGCCGGAGCCGGGGCGCTCAGCCCCTCGGTGCCCGGCGCGGCAAGGTCGAGATTAGTAAACGTCTTGCCGTCCTTCTTGACTTGCGCAAACTTGATGGTCTTCCCGATGACGGTGTCGACCGTGAGGTTCAGTCGCGCAAGGCCGCGCTCGACCGGAGCCTGATTGACGTACACGTCCGTGCCATCTTCCCCGGTGAACTTCACCTGAGGACCGTACTGCCCCTCGCTCGTGACTGCCGACGCAATCGTCATCGTGATGGGGCCATTCGCCAACTTGTGTACCGGCATACTACCTCCAAGTGTGAGTGAGTCCAGCGCCCACACGATACAATACTTGACTCGCGTGTGTCAATATCGTGATTGGAGGCAACAAAAAACCGCCGCCAAGTGCGGCGGTTATGGGCGCAGGGCGTTCAGCACAACCCCAACCCCGACCCCGGCAGCGCCCCAGAGCCAACGGTCGCGCCGAGCCGTGCGTAGTGAATCGTTGACCACGCCCAGCTGGTGCTGGCCCTTCCGCCGCTCCAGCTCAAGGCGCTGCTCGCAGGTTCGCAGAGCGCTCGCACAGGCTCGCAGGCTGCTATCTGCGAGCTGGACGTACTCAACAACCCGCAGGGTGTCCGTTTTCCAGCGGTCCACGGACAGGACCACGGTGTCCCACCGGGTCTTGGTGCGCCAGAAGGTCTGCGTGTCCCGGACATATAGGGTTTCGAGGCGCACCTGCTGCACCAGCACACTGTCGGGGAGAGGAGGGAGCGCCGGAGTCTCCCGATGCCCGGCGCAGTAGCCCAGCCCGAGGCTGAGGCAGATGACGGGCCAGAGCATGAAGCGCGGGGCGCTAGACATACCGCCCCAGCAGCTCCTTGAAGTCCATCAGGTTGAAGTTCGGTGCGCCATACGGGTCCGACTTGCGCTTCGGGTCCACGTCCTTGTGGCCGACGATGGTGCGAATGGTCGGGAACCCCCGCAGCCAGTTCTGAATCACGCGCTTGGCCACCGCGATTTGCGCGGCGGTCAGCTGCTCCGACCCGTTGTTGCGATTAGAAAACGCCAGCCCGAGCGAGTCGCGGTTGTTGCCCTTCGCATGCCACGCCATCCGGGTGTCCTCGACAAAGCGGTAGGTGCGCCCGTCCCGCCCAATCAGGACGTGGTAGGACGCCTTCGCCTTCGGATTCTTGAACCACTCAATCGTGGCGCGTTCAATCGGGCTGGTGTCGCAGTGCAGGATGATGCGCGTAATCACGGCGCTCGCCGGACGAATCGACTGGTGGGGGGTAACGCAGTCAATCATGTTCGTTCATGTCCATGCCCGGAAAGGGCGGCTTGCTGAGCGAGGCAGTCGCTTGCCGCAGGGCCGGGGCCAGCAGACGCGCTCGGTCAATCGGCACCTTGATGACCGCGAGAATCAAGACGCTGACAATGTTGTTGGTGACGGCCACGATAAAGGCTTTCTCGCCCATACGCAAGCCAGCCAGCGTCAGCACCCAGCCCAGCACCAAGTGTGCGCCGAGCATCACCCAGAGCAGGTCAAGGTCGCCGTCCTTGGTGCGAAACAAAGTGCCGTTGCTCATTTGCGCTTAGCCCTGTTGAGTCTTTCGAGGAACTCCTCGGCGCTGACGGGAACTGGCTGTTGCTCTGGGTACAATCCAAACATCTTCCGGAGGGGATGGCCACGGAACACGCGACTCTTATCGGCTAGCATCGTTTTTGCAAGCTGAGATGTAGCTCGCCTTGAATCAAGCGAAGAAGAGCCAAAGTAGTCCTGAGCAACATTTCTAAACCTTTCTTTGGCATTAGCCGTATCAGCCGGACTTCCGGTCTTGGAAAGAAAGTCAAAAACTCTGGCAAACAAATCTGCCTCTGTTTCTTTTCCATAGAACGGGAACCCGGAGCCGGGCATTGGCCTGCGCTCTGGCTCCTTATTCTGCATCCTATGGGCTGCCTCGTGAAGCAGTGTCATTCTGTCAGACATTGGGCGCTCCTTGTAGTCCTGCGCCTTTGCGCCACTCATTCCAATGTAATCGGCTCGCGGGACATAGACGCCGGCCGAGCCGGGGATTGTTCTGTCTCCGAGGGAACCGGGAACGCCAACCATCCTAAATGCGCTATCTGCCGTGGGACTAGCGAAAAGGTCGGCAATCTTTTTATTGGTACCGGGGACGGTATTGCCTCTCGCCGCAGGAGCAGCGCTTCCATACCGACTACCAGAGTTATCGGCTTGCGCAACCCCTGTCGCATCGGCTGGCATATTGCTGCCAGTAAACAGCGCTCGAAGTTTCTTGAGCAGTTCCGGGTTCACTCCCCCTCCAAGCGCCCTTCGAGGTGCGCCATGCGAGACGTGGTATCGCGAATCAGGTTGTAGATGTGGCCGATGTCCTCGCGCATGTGGCCGAAGTCCTTGCTGACCTCGTTGCGCAGCAGGCTGATGTCCCGCTCCATCGCTTTCACCATCCCGCGCAGCATCCCGTAGCTGACAGCGGCGCTAATGGACGCCGCCACCAACGGGATGACTAGCCCGAGGATACCGACGGGGTCGCTGGTCGGCGTCGCGGCTTGAATCGCGGCGCTCCCAAGCCCAGAGATGACCCCAATCGACAGTGCGTATCCGGCAAGGTTCATCGCTTCCTCTCCGGTCGACGAATCCCTCGCGCTTCCATCTCGTAAGTGCTGAACCGGCGCTCGTCCTCAACCATACTCTTAATCAAGTCTCGCTTGGTGTCTTCGTCTGCAGAGAGATAGTACGACGACGTGAAGAGCTGCTGCAGTGACTGCCGCACCCGCTTCCCGGCGTCGCGCTGACGGGTCTGGTACTGTTCAATCGGTTCGTTCTTCCAGCGAGCCATCGGTCCAATCTCCACGCCCATCCGGGACACCTCGGCCAGCGTCGGGTCAGCGCGGCGCAGGTCGCCAAAGGCAAACCCAATCTCCGACCCGTAGCGCATCGGCTCCCCGAAGACGTTCAGCCGTGCCGGAACACTGCGAGACAGGCCCGGCACTCGCGCTGCAATCGCCTGCCCAATCGTCTCCGGACGGCGCACCACATCGTCCGTCATGCGCGTCGCTTGTGCCAACGCGGACGGAACGAACGACCCCGCCTGACTGCGAAGGAAGCGCTCGGACTCCTTGATACCGCCCGTCACCGCTTCCAGCGCCTCCTTCGGCCCGGTCACCATCGGCTGGTTCAGCATCCCCTTCGCCGTGGCCGTTGCGAAGTACGGCGCAAGGCTGCCCAAATCATCCGGGATGTCCTCGCGCTCGGCGTTCTGTTTCATCGCCGCCGCCATCGTGAGTACGGCACCAAGCGGCGCAATCTGTCCAACGGGCAGCCACTGCCCACCCAGCAGGAGCGAGTTCGGCTTGCGACCCTCGGCCGCCCACTGCTCGCGCCCCGCCTCGTCGTCCGGCAGTTCGCCGGTCAGGATGCCACGCTCGTAGAGATACCAGCCCAGCCCAAAAAGGCCGATGCCAAGTCCCTGCGACATCAGCGTCTCAATCATGCGACGCTGCTCGTTGCGCACCGCTGCGAGCGTCTCCTTGGGCACCTCGCCAGCGAGCTTCTCGTCTGCCGCCTGCTGTATCAGCTTTGTCCAGTTCGCCAGTCGCTTGGCCCCAATCCCGAGGCCAACCCCCGGCGTCGCTTCGGCCAAGCGCGTCATGATGTTGGCCGGGGTGCGGCGGAACGGGAGCAGGGTGTTCAGCGCCGCTTCGACCTCGGCACCAGCTCCGATACCCTTCTGGGCATAGCGACCAGCAATCCCGACCGCACCAGACAGCGCCTCGGCCAGCGCCCCCTCGTTCGTGAACGTCAGGCGCTCCGACTGTGCAATCGCTTCGGCCACCATCTCATCCGTCGGAGACTTCAGCAGCTGCTGGACACGGTTGTCAAAGGCGTTACCACGCAACCCCTCGCGGGTCGCCTGTATTCTGGCGGCTTCGTCATACGCGCCACGGTATGCCATAGCACGGAACACACGGTCACTGGCTCCCGACAGACGCATGACGTACTTCTGATAAAAGTCTGCCATCGCATTAGCGCGGGGCATGTGCGGGAACAACGACGTGATGTTCACCTGCTGCGGCACGTCCATGCGGCGCAGGAAGTCCGGGTCCAGCTCGGCCTGCCGCACAAACTCAGCAAGGTTCTTGAACTGTCCGCGTTTGACATACTCCAAGCCCAGCATGTTCACGGCATCGCGCAGGCCGTTCTTGGCCCCCTCGCCCATCGCCCGGAACTCCTGCGCCCGTGGCATCGCCATCGTGCGGAACTGCTCCGGCCTCATGCCAACGCGCCCGCCCACATAGCGAGAGAGTACCGCGTCCGTTGCAGCGCCGCCAGCAGCTCGCAGCAGCGGCTGCACGATGACGCTGTTGCCGGTCGACAGCACGTCACGAGCGCGGCCAGCGAGGCCGGTGAGCAACCCGGCACGGCGCATCTGCGCCACCTGCCCCAGCCACGAGGTCTGTCGCAGCGACGCGATATACTGCAGCAGCTCCTTGCGCCCCGGCTCGCCCTTGTTCAGCAGGTTGGTGATGCGCATGCGCTGCTCCTGCGTCAGCATCTCCGCGCCCTTGACGCGCTCTGCCTTGAGCAGCCAGTAGGTCGGGTCGCTCGTCAGGTTCGCAAGGATTTTGTTGGCGTTCAGCGCCTGCGCCTGCGCCTTCCGCCCCGCCATAATCGTAGTCAGCAGCGCGGCGTTCTGTTTGTCGAGGTCATCAATCTGGTCGAGCAGCGCGTTCTTGCCTGCCACATCCGTCGGCTCCAGCGCCTTCAGGGCGTCAAGGTTGCGGCCAATCACCTCGGTGTTCTCTCGCACCAGCGAGGCAATCGCCAGCCCCTGCGCCCCGGTCATGTTCTTGGGCGCGATGCCTGCAAGGTTTTCGCGCTGCGTGTTGAGCAAGCGGGCCGCCTCACGCGACTCCTCCTGCCACGACTTGCGCGGCCCCATGTTCGCACGAATCTCCGCAATACGCGGAGCCAGCCGGTCCTGCAGCGACGGCTCCAAGTTCATACGCTGCAACAAGTTCCGGTCTTGGTCGACAATCGCCTCCGCCGTCGGTGTCAGGGGCTGCCCAGCCCGAGACGCCATCTGCGCGTCAGGGATAGGCATGCCGCGCTTAACGCCCCGCACCGAGACACCCTCCACCGTCCCTGCCGTCGCAGCAAACGGATTGCGAGGGCTGAACGCAGATGCCTTCCCTGCCCGCGTTGCGATGCTTTCCAGCGCCTCGTTAAAACGCTCGGGGGCCACGTCGCCCGCCCGGCGCAGCAAGGACGCCCCACCCGTTGCACCAGCGCCAAGCAGCGCACCGGCCAGCGCCATGCCGGGGATGTCCTCCGGCTTCTCGGCGGCCGCTGCACCACCAATGCCGCCCAGCGCTGTTCCGCCAAGGGTGCTCGCCAGCGTTCGCAGCAGCGCCGGGTCGACCGCACCCAGCCGGTTGCGCAAACGCATCATCTCGCGCTCGCTAGCCCGGCGACCGGGTGCGCCAGCCTCCCGTGCAGCCCGGCGCTCGGCCTCATCAAGCGGCACAGGCGGCATCTCGGCCGCCAACTCCGGCCTCGGGCGCTCGCCAATGCGAGACGACAGGAGCGACGGCCGCTCCCGGCCACGGGCCACGCCCTCGCTCAGCTCCTGCATCGCAGTGTTGAGTTCGTCGAGGAACGCCTCGGCCTCGAACCGGGCGGGGTGGTTCTTGCTGCGCTTGAGCGCCGCCGAAACCGTGACTTCGCGCCCCGTCTGCGGGTTAATAAGCACAATCTGGTCGAGCGGCGTCTGCGCCATCTCGACAATGGCCTTGCGCCACCCGGACTCCATCGCCTCCAGTTGTCGCCCACGCCCCTCGCGCTGCATCGCCTCAATAAACTGGCCGCGCTCGGCCTCGGGCAGCTTATACCACGCCTCCATCGCCGCCAGCTGCCGCAGCGCACGGGTCTGCGCCCGGAGCATCGCCTTCGGGCCGACCTCGGTGGCGTCCGGCATCAAGCCCTGCGCCTTCCGAGACTCATAGTAGGTCATGAACGTCTCGAACTGACGCTGCTCCTGCTCCGACAGCTCGTCCCACGGCTTGCGCATCTCGTCCAAGAAACCGATGCGAGACTGCAGCTCACGCGCCTGCCGCTGCTGGCCCATGCGAGCCAGCTGCGACGCCCGCTCGTCGAGCGCCTCCTGCAGGGAGCGCCGGGGAATCGGCGGCGGCGGGGGCCGGAAGCTCGGGCTACCCGGAAACCGGGACGGCTCCTCCTCCAGCGCCCGAATCCTCGCCGCACTCTCGGCTTCCCATGACGCCTGCCGGGCAGCAATCGCCTCGTCGAGGCTCTGCGCGTCTCGCAGCTGCTGCTCTGCGAGCGCCTCCCGCTCCTCGGCCACCGTCCGGGTGCGGAAGCGCGGGCTTTCCGGGGGGAACTTGGGGGCTGGCAGTGCCTTAGGGGGCTCAGGCGACACCGGAGCGCCCGGCTCCAGTCGCCGGACGGGCAGTTCGGTAGCCAGCGGCTCGCCGGTTCGTGCCCGACGGACTTGTGCAATCCCTTCAGTCAGCTCTCGTGCCCGTTCGGTTGCCGTAGGTGGCACCGGAGCACCAGCCGGAAGCGCTCGCAGGTAGAATGGGCTTGCCGTCGGCTCGCCAGTGCGAGCGCTGCGAACGGCGGCCAAGTCTTCGGTCAGGCGCTGCTCTGGGGTCGCCGGACGGCCGCCCCGAATCCTGCGAACGCCCGCCGCGCCAGTCCGCCCAACCACCCGAGCGGCCTGTCCAATCAGCTCGCCGCCCAGAATGTCGGTGGCCGCACGGCCAAGCGGGTTCTCGGCAATCCGCTGCGCGGCTGCCTGTGTCTTTTCCATCCCCGCCATCCCAGCCCCGGTCGCTGCCAATCCTGCCAGCGACTCCTCGGGCCGCGAGGCCAGCGACTCAGCAAGGCCCAGCGTAGCGGCGGCATACGGCCCACCCAGCGCCGTGGCTGCGCCATAGCGTACAACCGCACCGCCAAGGCCAAGCCCAAGCGAGGTCTTTGGATAGTCCTCGCTCAGCCGCCGCCCTTCCTCCCGGTAGACGCGCTCCACCTGTTCCATGCGCTGGCGCGGCGACTCCCCGCGAGCGGGGGCCGCGCCGGGAGAACCGGCAAACGCCATCCCTTCGACCACCGTTCGTGCCAGCGGTCCAAGGGTCGTCTCTAGCGCACCGGCAACGCGGCCGAGCAGGCCACGATTCTCTTCCTCTTCTTCCTGCTTGGGCGCAAACGGATTGTTTGGAGAGTACGAGCTACTGCGTGGAGCAAACGGATTCGTTGGCCGGTAGGGTGAAGTCATTAGGGCATTTCCTGACGAACCTTACGGGAAGCCTCTTCTTCGCTCATGCCGCTATTCACAAGCTCTTCCCAACGGTCGGCACGTTGAGCGTCCGTGTACATACTAGCGCCAGCAGGTTGACTGCGCGGCACGGGCCTAAACGAACTATCTGCCGGAACGGGCCGGTTGCCAGCGGCCCTCACGCGACCCGACTGCCGCTGCTGCTCCGCCTCATACATCCCCGCCATTAACTCACGCGGGTCTTGCCGGGGGTTGCCGCGCCGCAGGCGGTCGAACGTTTCGGTCATACGCACGGCCGCCGCCTTCTCTTCCGGGGAGTTCGCCTGCGCTGCGAGCGTCGCGTTCCACCACGCCTCGGCGCTAGACAGGCGCTGCTGCGCCTTTTGCGCGTCACCGGGGCTGAGCTGGCGCGGCGCTGCGCTGCCACCAGCTTTCCTCTTTAACTCTAACTCGGCTTCCGCATTGGCAACCCTGCGCCCTTCAAGGGCCAGCCTTGCGTTCTCACGCTCTTCGTCGGCCTTTCGCTGCGCATCTGCGATAGCCTTCGCCGCCGGGCCAAAGCGCTCCTCAAACTCCTTGGTCTGCAGGTCAAACTGCGACTGTGCCAGCGCATCACGCACCCTCTGCCGCTCCATCTCAGCCTTCCGCGCTTCTTCTTCGCGCTGCTGCCGCTGGTACTGCGCATACCCCTGCGCCCCACCGGCGACACCAGAGAGCGCGGCCTGCAGGGCGGTCATCAGTCCTCGTGCCATTAGTAGTATCCGTAGGGGTTGTAGGTGTTTTCGCCAAACCGCAGAATCTCACCGAAGTCAATCGGGCTGTAGGAGTAATCCTCATTCCCGCTCGTCGGCCCCAGCGGATTGTTGTACGGATTGGTCGCTGGGGGATTATACGTCGGCGGCGTGTAAGCCGGAGGGGCAGCTGGCGGCGGGCTCGCCGGTGGCGGGCTGGCTGGAGGCGGACTAGCCGGAGGGGGGCTCGCCGGAGGAGTGCCCGCAGGCGGATTCCCTCCCATCATCGCTGCAAAGCCGGGGATGTTCTGCATGAGCATCTGAATCACGGTACGACCCTGCGCCTGCATCGCCGGGTCATCAGCCCCCGCGAAAATCTGCGCCAGCTTGAAGGCCAAGTCCTGCTGGCCCTGCTGCTGCTGGTAACCGAAGCTCCGCCCGAACTGCGACTCGGCCTGCTCCAGCCGCGCCCGGTCCAGCGCCAGACTATCACTGAACTGCTGCTGCGCCTGCGAGATGCGCTCGCGGTCCACCGTGAAGCCCTCGCGCCGGAGCGCCTCGTCCGACGCCATCTGCTCGCGCTGGAACTTGAGCTGCTCTTCCTGTCGGAGCTTGTCAAAGTCAAACTGCTTGCCCTGCATCTCCAGCTGCTGCGCCAGCGAGTCCGCCCGATAGTCAATCTCAGCCTCGTCTCGCGCCTTCTGCAGGTCGAGCGTCTGGCCCGACCGCTCATACTCATTGGCAATCTGCTGCGCCCGCATGTCCAACTCGCGCTCAGAGATGCCGAGCTGCTGGAGCCGTCCGGCCCGCTGCTCCTCCAGCGTCCGAACGAAGCGCTGCTCCTCCGCGCCCAAGCTGGCGAGGAACTGGTCGTTCTGTTGCGTGGCCCGCTCCCGCTCGAAGTCGAGCTGGGCTTCCTGCCGGGCCTCGTCCGCGCTAATCTGGATGCCCTGCATCCGAAGCTGCTGTTCCAGCTGCTCGCCGCGATAGATAATCTCCGCATCGTCGCGGGCCTTCGTGTTAGAAATCTCGGTGCCACGCAGGCGGGCGTCTTCCTGAATCTGCAACGCTCGCAGGTCCAGCTCGCGGGTCGAAAGGCCCAGCTGCTGCAGGCGTCCATCGCGCTGCTCTTCGAGGTTTCGAGCAAACCGACCCTCTTCCGCGCCGAGCGAAGCGTAGAACTGCTCCTTCTGCTGCGTCAGGCGCTGGTCTTCCAGCTCATTCTGCGCCGCGTTCTGTGCTTCCGTGATATTGAGTCGGCGGTCTTCCTGCATGAGCTGCTGCGCCCGCATCCCAAGCTCTTGCGTCGAAATCCCCAGCTGCTGGAGCCGGGACGCCTTCTGCTCGTCCAGCTGCAGGCCGAACTGCTCGCCCTGCTGGATGATACGCTGCCGCTCCAAGTCGTTCTGCGCGAGATTCTGCGCTTCGGTAATATCCATCTGGCGACCCTGCAGCTGCGCTTCCTGCTGCAACTGCTGCGCCCGAAGCCCGAGTTCCTGCGTGGAAATCCCGAACTGCTGCAGGCGATTGGCTCGCTGTTCGTCCAGTTGCGCCTCGAACTGCGTCCCCTGCTGGGTGATGCGCTGCTGCTCCAGCTCGTTCTGGGCGAGGTTCTGCGCCTCGCTGATGTCCATTTGCCGACCCTGCAGCGCGGCCTCCTGCTGGAGCTGCTGTGCCCGCAGGCCCAGCTCCTGCGTCGAGATGCCGAACTGCTGCATCCGGGCCGCCTGCTGCTCGGAGAGCGACATCCCGAACTGCTCGGCCTCCTGCTGCAACTGGGCCGTCTTGATGCCCAGCTCCTGCTCGCCCAGCGCCTGCGTCCCGAGCTGGCCCGTGACGTTGGCCAGAATCCCCAGTGCAGACTCACGGCCCCGCTGACTGGCCTCGGCCTGTTGCTGCAGAAGCTGCGCCTCCAGCCCGGCCATCGCCCGTGACTGCTGGCCCGCAAGGTCACCCATCCGACCCGCGCCAATCGACGAGGCCGACAGCCCACGGCGGGCCAGCTCCTCGTCGAGCGCCTGCCGCTGCCCGGCGAACTCGGCCTGCAGGTTGCCCAGCTGCGCCTGCCGAAGCTGCTGGAACTCCTCAGTCGTGTAGCCCGAGGGCTGCTGGAACTGCTGCTGTAGCTGGCTCTGGAGCTGGCTCAGGAGACCCTGATACGCCTGCTGTGGGGCACCGGTGCCAGCCTGCGGCTGCGGAGCCTGCGGTGCCGGGGCACCCTGCTGGCTCTCCATGACCATCTGGCCCCCGGGCTGCTGCGTCAGCTGCTGCTGAAGTTGCCGCATCATCGGCGGCTGCTGGGCCTGCTGAGTCTGCCCGGCAGGCTGCGCTGCCTGAGGGGCCGGACGGGCCTGCCCCGCCTGCTGCATCTGAGCGAAGGTCTGCGTCGGCGCAGCCTGCGCTTGCCCCTGCTGGGGCTGTTGGCCCTGCAGACGGCGACGGCGCTCCTCCTCCGTCTCGGCGCTTGGCTGCTGGCCGAACATCGTGCCGATGCCAGCCTGCGACCCCTGCTGGCCAGCGCCGGTAGTGCCGAACAGGTTCGAGTAGCTACTGGTTGCCATTGATTACCTCGTGGGCATGAACAGACCCGCAAGCCGGTTGGCCTGCGCCTGCTGACGCTTGCGCTCTTCCTCGGCAACGTCAAACTGCTGCTGAAACTGACTCGCCTGCTGCTCCATCTGCTGCTCGGCAATCCGCTGCTGCGAGCGCTGGCCCATCACGTCTGC